GGGTCAAGACCGTGTCCATTATGTTTAGAGCGTGACGGCAATGTATACGCAAAGGGTACAGCACCGTTAGACCACCCGAACGGCATGTGCGTGTTAGTACCAGAGATAGACGAGGACGGCACAGACGCACGGTTGGCGGCATGGATGCGAGGGGAAGAAGACATGGAAGTCACGGCGTACGCAAGACAGCTAGGCTATGAGGTATAGCAACACACACAGCACACACAAAGAACAGGAGCAGCAATGTATAATCTAATACACGGCAACGCGCTACAAGAACTACAGAAACTAAAAGAGCAGGGGCAAGAGTTCGACATGGTGCTAACAGACCCACCGTATAGCAGCGGAGGGAGAACGTTCTCAGAGCGCAGGCAAGACCCTACAAATAAGTACAGCCAAGCGCACGACGGCAAGACAGAGCAGGAGAAAAGCCAAGCCACATTCGCAGGTGACAACCTTGACCAAAGAGTGTGGACACGGTTCACAGAAGAATGGATGACGCTTGCACGTAAAGTCACAAAGCCAAGCGGGCTGATATTATCGTTTATCGATTGGCGACAGTTGCCAGCAATGACGGACGCAGTGCAGATGGCGGGGGTGGACATGGAGAGGGGTTGCCGTATGGTGCAAAGGAAGCGCACGCCCAACAAGTGATGGTATAGCACAGACAACAGAGTTTATTGTTTGGGCAAGCAATGGGAAGATGCCGAAGAAAACAAAAGATAGCACGTACAGCTTCGGGAAGTTTAATCATGCAAGTATACAAAACGCCAAACGCCTACACATGACAGAGAAACCGTTGGAACTAATGCGAGAGCTTGCACGTATTGCACGCCCAGACTCAAGCATACTAGATCCATTCATGGGCAGCGGCTCAACAATCCACGCTGCAGAACTCGAGGGCATGAACGCAACAGGCATAGAGTTAACAGACCACCACTACAATACAGCCGTTGAACGTATGGCAACATATGAACGTAATAAACCTATAGGAACGATAGGAGAATAAACATGGACGCAAAAGGAAACAGCACACAAGCAACACCGCCAGCAGTTGTGCCGCTACCAGCAGTAACACCAGTAGCAACACCCGATAAGATGCTAACGTTCACGCAAGATCAGATGAACGCACTTATGTCAAGAGAGAAGCATGAGGGTAAGGATAGCGTATACAGAGCGTTTGGGGTTGATCCAAAGGACAAGACAGCAATAGAGCAAGCGAGAGCAAAGCTAACGCAGCAAAGACAGCAGTCAACACCGCAACCTGTAAGCGATAAACAGGAGCAAGCACAAGCACCAGAAAAGGCAGAGTCTGCACCACCAGCACAAGCACCGCAGATAAACGCAGTAGTAAGAGCAGAAGCAAAGATTGCACTGCTAGGGGCAGGGGTACAACCCGAACTACTAGACGATGCGTTGACGTTGGTACTAAGCAAGGTGGAGAAGTCGGAACAGGTACAGACAGAGATTGACGCACTTAAAGCAAAGCACGGCACATTGTTCGCACAGGCAAAGCAAACCACAGGGCAGTTGGTCGGAGGGTTAGGAACAAGCGTACAGGGCGCACCCAAAACAGCGTCAGAGTTTGGAAAACAATTGGCGCAAGCAAGGAACGCAGGGAGAACACAACAACAATTTTTTGGAGGAGGAAACAAGCAATGATTATTAAATCAACAACCCAGGCAATTACAAGGCAAATTCTGTTTAATCCAGTGTTGCACCAATCGGTAGGGTGTGTCATCCCGCAGACTGTGGGGGTAACGGCAGATGGAAGACTGGTAGCGCTGGCAGGCACACCATTGAAGATAGACCTTGACGACCGCACAGCAGGGGCAGAAAAGGCAGACGCAACAGTCGCAATGAATGCCGTACTTGTGCATGATGTAGACGTGACACATGGCGACGGCAACGGCACGGCTTGCATTTTCGGGTTCATCAACAAAGCACGTGTTGACGTCGCTGTTGTTCCAGCGATTGAAACAGCAACTACAAATGCAGATGCAACCAAACTAATTACATTTTTAACACAGGAATAGGAGGAGTGATACAATGGCTAGTATTTTTGATTTGCTATGTTCGCAAACGGTAGCAGCATATTGGGCGGAGAACTTGCTGAACGAAGCCCCGCACATTGGCGAGGAGCTTTTTCCAGCGAATAAACAAATGGGGTTAAACCTACAATGGATTAAAGGAGCTAAGGGTGTGCCTGTAGCGCTGAAGCCATCTGCGTTTGACGCACAAGCAGTGCCACGCCCACGTATTGGGGCAGACATCTTAAAGACACAAATGCCCTATTTCAAAGAATCTTATTACATTGATGAGGAACTAAGACAAAAGCTTTTGATTGTGCAACAGAACGACGCTTATGCATCCATGATATTGATGAACATTATGGATGACGCAACACGGCTTTTGCGTGGTGCAAGTGCAGCAAGGGAAGCTATGCGGATGATGGCGCTAACGACAGGGGTTGTTTCAATCTTTGGCAATGGGCAAAACTATAGCTTTGATTATGGCGTAACGCATAAATCTAGTGTTCCTATCACATGGGATAATCACGCAACAGCAGATCCAATTGAAGATATTTTACAAGCAAAGGACGCTATTACAATGGTGACAGGAACAGCGCCTGCCAGAGCGATCACGGACGGCAAGACATGGGGACATCTACGACGCAGCCAGAAGATCAGGGCGACTCTGTTAGTGTCTACTGCAGGGATTGGCAATGTATCTGACACAATGCTTAAATCGTTCTTCTTAGATGAAGTAGGATTAATGATTGAAGTCAACGACAAGCGGTATAAGTCTTTTGATGGAGTTGACACAAGATATGTTGCAGAGGGTACTTTTGTTATGTTTCCAGATGGTGCGTTGGGGTCGACATGGTTCGGAACTACACCAGCAGAAGCAGACTTAATGGGCGCTATGGGTAGCAATGTTACAATCAGTGACCTAGGGGTTGCTATTACAACAACCACCAAGGCAGATCCTGTCACGGTTGAAACTATCGTTTCGCAGATTTGTCTACCATCGTTTGAACAGGCGGACAACGTTTATATTTTGGGCACTCTGTAAAGAGGGGGAGGTTATATGGTACAAATTACAAACGGCAAAGACGTGTTGACAGTAACGCATAACGCCTTTGATGAGGTGTTCAAGCGTGCTGGGTATACTGTTTATGCTGATAGACCAAAGAGCGAACCAGAAGCAAATAAAGAAGCGCCACCGTTGCCACCTATCAAGCCTATAAGCCAGTGGACACGAAAAGAGTTGTTGTCTTACTTTGCGAAACAAGGGGCTAAGGCAGACGGAAAGACGGATGATTTACGGAGAATGGTTTTGAAGCATATGAACGAAACAGCGGAGTAAGAAGAAAGTGGGGTGAATTGCCCGAATGGATGAAGCAACAAGGGGATTTATTTCAATTGAGTTGCGTGAACATCAAAGCCCATATTTTGAAGATGGTGACATTGAGCACTATTATTTAAAAAATCGTGGTAAGATAAACGCAACCATTTATGAAATGCTTGTGATCAAGTCAGAAGATAGCACAGTAAGGGTTAGCGGACTAAGCACAACAGATACAAGCAATTACTTTCTTAGGCTTGCAGGGCATTACCGTCCACATAACAGCGGGGTGTTGCGCTGATGAATAATCGGTTTGAAGCCTACAAATTGCGAAGGGTTATAAAGCGTTCAGGCGTTTGTGTTGAGTTCTTCAGAAATGCACGCAACGCATATGGAGAACAGGCAGATGAATCTGAAAGCATTGGTCAGTTAAAGTGTCTATACCATGAAAACAATGGTCGTGTTGAGATTGACCGTAGCGGGGTGAGTATTTGGCGTAACATTCGCAGTCCATATGTAACAGCACTACTTGAAGATATCAACACTCTAGACTTAAAGGTTGATGATTGGTGTACGGTTGGTGACACAGTGCATACGATAGGCGGGATTGTGGACGTTCAACAGTGGGGCATTATTAGCACGATAACGCTGGAGGTGTTGGACGATGGCAAGTTTTAGTTGGACACAAGACACGTTATTTAAGGAGTTAAACCCTGATCGCATTATTGCGGGTGCGCATATAAAGATGGAACAGGAGGCGCAACGCATACAAGGGCAAATGCAGGCAAACAGACCATGGACAGACCGCACAGGGCAAGCCAAACGCACGCTATCAACTACAACAGCACGCGCAGGCAACAGCCTTATAATGACGCTGTCACACGGCGTAGAATATGGGCAGTGGTTAGAATTGCGATGGAGTGGACGCTATGCAATCATTAAACCAACTTTGACAACACAAGCGCCACAGGTAATGGCAAAGATGGCAGGGTTACTAAACAGCTTATAGGTGGGGGGGCGTGTATGTAATGGATGGCAAAACGATATTACAGAAAATCATGGATGTGTTACAACATGACGGCTACACGGTGTATGCGCCAACTAATGCCATTGGAATTGTCAAAGAGCCGTATGTAGTTGTTATATACTTAGGTGGCGCAAAGCACCAAAGCTTTTCAACTATCATTGAAAGGTATAGCGTCATAATGTTCTTGCCGCATAATTTATACAGCGAGTTACAATATCATCAAAATGAAATTGACCGCACAATGCGCAAGCTTTACCCAAATGTTCTGTATGATGATTTCGGTAGTAGCCCTGTGTATGATGACAAAATGAAATGCTATCAGATAGCAACGGATTACAAAACCTACAAACGAATGAACACAAAACTAACACACTAAACAGGAGGTTAACACTATGGGCGATGTAAGAGCAGCGATTGCGCAGATTGCAACAATTGACTGTACATTGATAACAATTGAAACAGAGGGTGGCAATCATTTCGGGTTTGACACAGCGAACCAAATACAAGTTGAACCGCAAATTGAAACAGAGGACGCAGTAACATTGATTGTCAAAGGAGTTTTGAGGGCGCAAAAAGCACAGAAAGATACTTTGACAGGACATGAGATTACTTTAAGTGATAATCTGTTTAACCCTGAATTGATTGCTATTCTACAGGGCGGAACAGTTACGCATGACCCACAAGATCCAAGCATTATTACAGGGTATACCCCTCCTCTAGCAGGAAGCAGGGACAAGGGCGAGATATTTACTTTACACGCCTATACAGCACAGTTTGACACATCTAGCCAGGTAGTGCAATACGAGCGATTGAGCTATCCTAACTGTCAAGGTAGACCTGTATCGTTCTCTAGCGAAGACGGGGCGTTCAGAGCGCCAGAATATACAATATTTAGCGCACCACGTGTTGGCGAGGCGCCTTATACACTTACCTATGTTCCTGATCTTCCTGTGATTGTTGGGCAAGTCTTGTTACCAGCTCTAACAGTAACCAGCGTTGCAGGCGCAGCAGGAGGCAAAACAACAATTACGGTTACACCAACGGCAAGTGCTAATAATTCATATATGTACAAGCTAGACACTAATGCGATTACTTTGCCATTAGACAGACAAACGGTTACAGAATACACAGTCTGGGACGGGACAATAGATATCACGGCGATCACAGGGCAATATATCGCAGTTGTAGAAGTTGACACAGACAACAGAGCCGTTGCAGGAGGGCAAACAACAGTAACGGCAACAGACTAGATCCAACATACATCAACCAAAACCTTAAGAGATAAAGGAGATTACCACGATGAACGCAAAACTACAAAGTGGAGAAACAAGCACAGAGGCAAACGCTGATAATAAATCATTTTCAACAGCAATGCAAACAATAACTACAGTACATGAGATGCTAGCTTTTACTTCAGGGCAAGTTGTAACGTTACCACCTTTTGGGGTAGATATGCCTTGCGTTGTTAAGTTGAAAAGATTAAGCTTATTGGGTTTAATTAAGTCTGGCAGGATACCCAATCAATTGATGGCAACCGCAACATCATTGTTCAATTCTGGCAAGATGACGTCAGATGACAAAAACAACAAAGACTCATTGAAAAGCACAAGCGAAATGCTAGAGCTGTTTGCCAAAACGTCCTTAGTTGAGCCAACATACCAAGAGCTACAAGATGTAGGTGTTGAGCTCACAGACTTACAGCTTGCAGCTATTTTTGCACACTCACAAAGCGGGGTAAAAGATCTAGAGCGATTTCCTAACGTCTAAAGAATCATTGACAGCTATAACCATGAGTAAGATGTACGGCAAACGCCCAAGCGAGATCATAGGCGTTACGGAAGAATACGACGCTTATTGTTTCGATGAGGCGGTTGCCTACATAATATTAAAGATGGAAAACGGAGATCAACCAAAATATCAAACAAAATATACAAGCGCTAGTGATTATTACAAAAGTTTAGGAAACTTATCGTATAAATAAAAAACGACAATAAAGGTGGTGCAATTTATGGCGGTTGATATGGGTTCAGCGGTTGGGCGAATAGAGCTTGATTTTTCGCAATTGTCAAGTGCATTGAGCACAGCACAACAACAAACAAAAACCACTATGGATGGCATCAAACAATCAGCAGACACAGCGGGGCAAGCACTAGGCAAGTCATTTGAAACAGCAGGTTCAAAAATGAAATCTGTCGGTGACAAAGCGGTAAGCGTAGGCGGAACGCTAACGAAAGGGCTAACAGTTCCGCTCACTGCTATTGGTACGGTATCATTTAAGAGCGCCGCACAGTTCGAAACAAGCATGGCAAAAGTTAGTACCATCGCAGACGGTACACAAAAGCCCATTAAAGAGATGGAAAAAGAGATCCGCAACGTAGCTAAAACCTATGGTACAAGTGCGACAGACATAGCAGAAGCAACCTACCAAGCGATATCAGCAGGGGTAGACACTGGAGATAGTGTTGCTTTTGTCGCACAAGCAAACAAACTTGCCCTTGGTGGGTTCACGTCCGTTACAAAAGCAGTAGATGTAACAACGACAGCGATCAACGCTTATGGACTAGAAGCAGCCGATGCTACTCATGTGATGGATGTGCTTGTCGACACACAAAACAAAGGCAAAACAGACGTTGATGCACTTGCCGGAAGTTTAGGAGATATAATACCAACGGCAAATGATTATAACGTTAGCCTTGAACAATTGGGGCAAGCATATAGCGTTATGACAACCAAAGGTGTGAGCACAGAAAAAACAACCACTAGGTTGACTTCCATGTTTGACGAGCTAGGTGACAGTGGTTCTAAAAGCGCACAAATCTTACAAGATCAAACAGGGAAAAGCTTTAAGGAACTATCTGATGGCGGGGCGTCATTGCGGGACGTGCTACAAATAGTTAACGATGGAGCAACAGAGCAAGGTGTGGCATTTAACGAAGTTTTTAGCAGTTCTGAAGCAGCCAAAGCGGGTGTGTCGTTGTTAACAACAGAGCAAGGCGAATATAACACAAGCCTTGATGAATTCTACACAAAAAGCGGGCAGACAGAAGAAGCAGCTGCTATAATGATGGATACCGCTGGATTTAAAATGGCTGTAGCGATGGCTACTGCAAAGGACAGTTTTATCCTAATTGGGCAAACGTTGTTAACAATGCTAGTGCCTTACATAGAAAAAGCAGGGGAAGCAATCGGCAAGCTTGGCGAGTGGTGGGAAAGCTTAGACACACCCATGAGAGACACAATCGTTAAGATTGGGCTTGTTGCTGCAGCGATTGGGCCGCTCCTTGTGGTTGGTGGTAAGCTAACGTCAGGAATTGGCGGACTTCTTTCAAGCTTTGGTAAGCTTATCCCTGTTCTTGCTGGCATTAGCGCACCTATCATTATTATTGTTGCCATTGTTGCTGTTCTTGCTGCTGCTTTTGTCCATCTTTGGAAAACAAACGAAGAATTTAGGGACAAAGTAACCGCAATTTGGACTGGAATAAAAGAAACTTTCTCGCAATTGACTAGCGGTATAGTTGACAATATAAACAGTTTAGGTTTTGACTTTGAAAACTTTGGGCAAGTTGCAGGTGCAGCATGGGAGGGGCTAACCTCAATATTGGGGCCGCTTTTCTCAGGGGCTTTGTCTGGTGTTGCTAGCAGTTTCAAATTGTTTGTAAGCACCATTTCTGGGGTGTTCTCTCTGGTGACAATTACAATTAGAACAGCTATTGACGTCATTAAGGGTATAATTGACGTATTTACGTCGGTGCTTGCTGGAGATTGGCAAGGGGCATGGGACGCATTGGGTGGCATTGTAGATACTGTTTGGGGTGGCATAACCGATGCAATCGATTCATTTATTGGCATAATCACGGGTGTTGTTGACAACTTTGTTAGCAAGATTACGGATATTGCTGACACTGTAGGCGGTGTTTTTGGTGCGATTGGCGGGTTATTTGGTGGTAGTAAAGATAAAATAAAATCAGATAGCGTCGAAGTAGTGGATGCGATGGGCACAATGGGGGATGGTATCTCAAGCAACCTTAAGCAAGCTGAAGCAGACACAAGCGAATCAACGCAATCAATGTCGGAGAAGTTTGCAAACCTTAAAGAAAATGCAATTACAGAGGGAGCAAGCACAGGAGAAGGATATAGCTTAGGCATTAATGCAGGATATGATGACGTCAAAGCTGCTACCCTTGCAATGAGCGATGGTGTTTCTTCAACATTGCAACAGACTACCGCAACAGCAACAACGGAGGGTGCAACTGCTGGTGATGGTTACAGCGCAGCAATAGCAGCAGGCATGACGCAGGCACAGACCGAAACACAGACAGCAGGCGATGCAATAGCTACATCACTCCAACAAACTACAGCAACAGCTACGACAGAGGGGACGACAGCGGGTGTTGCATACGACACAGGGCTAAATGAAGGGCTTACAAGTGCGACAGCAAAAGCACAAACAACTGGTTCAGAGATTGCAACATCGTTGACGCAAACAACAACAGACGCAACAATGCAGGGAACAGCAGCAGGGCAAGGCTTTTCGACTGGAGTTGACACAGGCTTTAGTGGAGCTACAACAGCAGCACAAACGGCAACAACAGCAATGTTAAACCAGACACAACAGGCAACGGCTGAGATGACGTTAGCAGGAACAAATGCAGGCACAGGATTCTCAACAGGATTGACAACAGGGTTAAGCACAGCGACACAAGCCGTTGGCACAGCGATGGCAGGGATAACAGGAGCTACACAAATAGCCACCGCCTCAATGACACAATCAGGACAGCAAGCAGGAACAGGGTTCTCCACAGGGCTAAATGCAGGGCTTAAAACAGCAGTGACCGCCGTTGGTGCTGCTATGACAGGTATAGTTGGGGCTGCTAAAGTTGCAACGCAAGGATTAACACAATCAGGGGAACAGGCTGGGAAAGGCTATAGTAATGGGTTAAAGTCTGGAATGGTAGCAGCAACGTCAAACGTACAAGCGGAATTAAACAAGGCAAAAACAACAGCTACAGCGTTTACATCGTCATTCAAAGCACAAGGACAACAAGCAGGGCAAGGATATACAACGGCTATAAAGGCAGGGCTTGCCTCGATGGTTTCAAACATACAAGCAGAATTCAACAAGGCAAAAACAGCGGCAACCGCTTTTACTACAGCGATGAGAACAGCAGGACAACAAACGGGCAAAGGGTTTACAGATTCATTTAAAAGCGGCATCTCTGGGCTTACGTCAAGCCTACAAGCAGAGTTAAGCAGAGCCCTTTCCGCTATATCTGCGTTTGCAAGTAATGCCACTTCTTCAATGCGCAGTGCTGGTTCTTCCATGGCTAGTGCCGTCTCAAGCGGGTTCAGCAGCGTTGGCGGGTGGGATTCATTAGGCGCAGCAGTTGCGAGAGGAATAGCAGGCGGAATAACTGCAAACACTGGTGTAATTAGTAGCGCAGCAACTAGTGCAGCACAACAAGCGCTGTCTTCTGCTCAAGCGGCGTTAGGCGTCAACTCTCCATCTACTGTAATGCGTGACGAAGTAGGGAGATGGATACCCGCAGGCATAGCAGTTGGAATGGAAAGGGCTATGCCTCAAGCCACAAAGGACATGCAGAAAGCTTTAACGGACGGTACAAAGTCGCTTGATACTGATGTAGAAGTTGGTGTAATGTCAGACATAGGCGATACTTTTACAAGCGTGTATGAGCGTATAAAGAGCCTTGTAGAGGCAAGCCGTGACGGCTTAAGCGATAGCATACACGAACTAAATAAAGCGTCTATATCTGGCGGAGCAATCCAGGCGACACAACAAGCAACGCAACATGAACAAGCAACGCAAGCGCAACAACAAGGGGACACGTTTGTATTTAATGAAACAGGGTTGCAGCCTGATATGGTTGCCCGCCTTGTTCGAGCGGTAAAGCGTGACGTTGAGTTGGGTTTTGCATAATGATAATATATCGTTTGTTTCGTGCAAAAGTGCAGACGATATATTAATTGCCACAACAACACAAAGGGGGTTCTTTTGAATGGTAAATACAATAAAGCTATTGAATACAGTTAGCAGGGCAAACCTTGAACTTGATACAACTGAAACCCCTTATTTTGTTTTGGGTGAAACAGATTGGAAGAGTGTCACAGGCAAACATCACACACATAAGTTTTTTAATCAGGTTGGGGCAAGCGTAAGCAGCACAAGCCTTGAAGAACGTGACATAGAGATACAGGGGTGGATTGCCTCAGAGTCGGAACACTTAATGGCAAGCAGAAAACAAGTTTTAAATAGTTTTGTAAATCCACGGCAACCGATAGAGCTTAATTATTTAGATTATTCCTTGACGTTTCTTCCGACAAGCTCGATACGGTACACGCCTAGCTGGACAACGAATAATGAAGTTGTTTGCCGTTTTTCAATAATAGGGCTTGCTCCTGATCCACGTTGGGCAGACAAAGACGAAACGACAGTACCAGCAGCAGCAACAATACCTACCTTTCATTTTCCTTTGATAATCGTACCAGAACCACACGACACGCCACCAACCCCGCCATATCCCGCTAACGGCGTAGTGTTTGGGTACAGACAACCAAACCTATATATTACTATACGCAATAACTCAAGCGTTCCAGTTGGCATGCGCATAGTATTCAGGGCATATGGAACACTAACAAACCCACGTTTGATTAATGTAACCACAGGCGAATTCTTTGGGCTTAACATCGAAATGCATGGAGGAGATAATGCAACCATTGTTACAGAGCTAGGGCAAAAACGTGTAACTGGTACAATTGACGGCGTGTTTCAAAACTTGTTTCCATATCGTGATATTGAAAGCAGCTGGTTGCAACTTGAAGTTGGGGACAATGTTTTTACCTATAGCGCTGATGATGGCATTGACAATCTGGACATTTACATTCACTATTACAACAGATACTTAGAGGTACAACAATAAAAGAGGGGCGGGCTAAGTTAATCATGTTACGACATTTAAACAATGCAATACAACAGCCACAATTATTGTTGTTGATTTTTAAATTCAATAATACAGAATTTTACCCGGTCGGAGAACTTGACGTTTATCAAAATGCTTTTTTTAGCGTTAATATGCAAGGCGGCGGGCGTTTTGAGTTCTTTACCCCTATTCTGCCACAAACAACAGACATTTTAAAGATTGGAAACCTTATCTGGACAGGCGGAGATTATGGCTATGTTATAGAAAGTTTGCGCAGTAGCGTAACCTCTTCAGGTGCGTTAATGTACCATGTAACAGGGCGTAGCCTTGCTAAGCTGTTGACACAACGCATTATATTTGGAACATACACAGCAACAAACAAAAGAGCCAGCACAATAATGTATGAACTTGTTTCTAGAACTATGCTAAGCCCAACAGACACAAAACGCAAAATTCCCTATTTGTCAAGCACACAAAATTTACAATTAGGCGACTTAATTACAATGCAGCAAACAGGGGGTATCGTGTATGATCACATAGACAAGTTAGCAAGGGAACAGGAGCTTGGGTACAGGGTAAAGCTTAACCCACAAAATAAAATGTTACTGTTCGATGTGTACAAAGGTGTTGACAGAACAATAAATCAATCAACCGTTCTCCCAATTGAATTCGCTAGTGATCTTGATGACATTTTGGAAAGTGAGCATTACAGAAGCATAAGCGACATGAAAACTTTTGCTTTTATTGCAGGAGAGGGCGAGGGAGGAAGCAGAACCACAACCACAGTCGGTAATACTTCATTGACAGGACTTGACGTTAAGGAGATGTATGTTGATGCAAGAGATTTACAAAGCGAAACAAGTGACGACAATGGAAGCACAACAGTACTTTCGCCGTCAGATTATTTGAATGTATTGCGACAACGTGGAAACGAAAAACTATCACAAGCAAGCGCAACAGAAACAGTTGAAGCAAGTATTAGAATTTACGGAGATACATTATATAAGTATGGTGTTGATTACAAAATTGGTGATACTATTACAATCACAGACAAGCGTATCGATATATCAATGAGTGCAGCAATCACTGGAGCAGAAGAAACATTCGGTGAAGAATACAAGTTAAATTTATTATTTGGTTTTAACCCAATGACGTTGCTAGATAGAATCAAAAACGCAATATAGCACAACACAGAAAGGAGTTTAAACAATGTCGCAAGAATCAGGGTTTTTTAATGCAAAAGTCATTGAGGGTGAATTTGATAGGGTGTATTTGGCTGAAACATTTGCCCGATATTTTTCAAGCTTTATCGGAAACGGAGTGTTTGCAGGCATTAGCAGCTCCCTGCAGGTTACACAGATGAACACAGCAGATTTTGCCGTCCTTGTTCAGATGGGGCAAGCGTGGATTAATGGGTACTGGTTCGCATTGGATGGTGAGCCTTACGCTATGTCTATAGCGTTGCCTGATGGTGTTATGCCTCGTATCGATAGCGTTGTCGTTAGCTATAGCACAGTAGGAAGAGATATAACGTTAAAAATAAAAACAGGCACTCCAGCAATAACTCCAACAGCCCCGCCATTGCAGCGTGACGCTGATGCTTATGAATTGCAACTTGCAACCGTTTACGTGCGTGCAGGAAGCTTAAACATACAGCAACAGGACATCACAGACACACGCCCAATAAGTGAAGTTTGTGGGTGGGTGCATGGCGTTATTGATCAGATAGATACCACAACTTTGGGGTTACAATTACAAACATTCATTGACGAATATAAGGCGCAATTTAATGCGGACTATGAAGAATTCTTGTTGTGGCTTGCAGATTTAAGAGCGCTTGCCCTGCAGGCGTATAATGAGTTTTTGGTATACCTTGCAAGCTTGAGGACAGCAGCAGACAGTGAACTTGCAACGTTTATATCGTACCTTCTGTCACTACACGCTAGCGCACAGTTAAGCCATGATGAGTTTATCGACTTCTTACAAATGTTAAGGATAGACAGCACGGACAGAGTGCAACAGCTACTTTACGAGCTTGAAGCATTAGTTTCAGGTGAACCAATAGGCGACCTACTTTTGCGCATTATAAAACTTGAAGAACTACAACCAACCGAAGAATTAGCAACAATTGAACATACACTTAACAAATACGTTTCATGCAATTTATATGAGCTTGAGCATGGAGCAGGAATAGGCGGAGCAGGCATCGGAGGAGCAGGAGGGTCAGAACTAACGTCAAGCCAATCAAGTTATGACCTATATGAAAAGCATCGAGTTGTTATAAGGGGACGCATTGGTTTAGGTATTGTTGAATCCGTACTACAGCTAAATAGCACACAGTGGGTTATTAACTTTACAAACAGTGACAGAAGTGTTCTTGTTATCTTTGATGAGCATGAAGCAGGCGTTCCAATTGACGTATTAGACAAAATAAATTTGCTTGAAGCTATGATATTAAACACATTCGAAGATAATCAAGCAGAAATATTATTTGATACACTCGATGATGTAGATATTACAGGCGCATGGAACGCAGAAAGACAACATTTGTACACATAAGGAGGGGCAATATATGCCACAACCAATAATTAATCTGCCAATTGGCGCGCTTGTTCGGGATGATTCAACTAAATTTAATGGTACACCTATCGTGTGGCGTGTAGTTGCACAAAATCACGTAGGATATCCAGCGAACTCCACAACGCTTATGACACGAGGCGATCTAGGGAATTTTGCCGTTGACGCAAAAGAGCCAACAAACCCAGACAGTAACAGGACCGTATTTGGCAATAACAGGTACATACACAGCAACATAGACCAGTGGTTAAACAGCAATGGCACAGCCAACAACTGGTATAGTGCACGGCACTCATATGACGCCCCACCAATTGCTGCTAATGTTGACAGCAACCCGTATTATGACAGAGATGGTTTTAAGCGCAACCTGTCGACAAAGTTTGTCAATAGTGTATATACAACAAATTTAGTTGTTTCAAAGAGTACTGTTCTTGACGGCGGAGGAACAGAAACTTTCGCAAGACAGGTTTTCTTAGCGTCTATCACTGAAATAGGATTTTTACATGATTATATTACAGCACAGGGTACTCGCTTAGCCTATTTTAATACAACTGCATCAAGAAGTTATTCGTCTATATGGTGCACCAGAACACCAGCCTACAATACGTCAAGCTTTACATACAGAATACACAAAGCCGGCGACCAACTGGCAATTCATACAGCAATTTCATCCATGGCAATTCGCCCTCTATGCAACATACAAAATACTTCCGTTGTTTCCTCTTCAGCAGACGCAAACGGAATATATTCATTGTTCGATGCAGCGCCAACTGTTCCGCCATCTATCACTGTGCCGTCAATTGTAACTAGTTACCAAAATACAAAAATTGAATGGGGAGCGTCTACCCATTCTGACGGCGCAACCATAACCTACAATTTGCAACGTGCAGACAACAACGGTTCTTTTGTAACTAAATACCAAGGCACAGGGCTTGAATACAACGATCTAGTGCCACGCACTGTAGATACTGTTCAATGGCGGGTAAACGCACAAGCAGGCACCATGTCAAGCGAGTGGAGAACCAGCGTTACAAAATCAGTTGTGCACAGTAGCCCACCAACGATAAGCGGAGAAGACAAAGACTTGGGGACAAAATGGGACGGTTTTCAGCATAATTATATTGTATATGATCCAGATATGCACGTAACAACTGTAACGGAGAAACTTAACGGCAACACAATCAGAACATATACCGCAGAATTAGGCGCAGAACAATTCTTTGATGTATCAGGTGATACGTTTCACAGCTTACCCTCTGGCGGGCATACGTTACGTATAACAGCAGTTGATAGCACAGGGCTAGAATACCATAGAACACTAACCTTTGAAAAAGTAACGCAGGGCATGTCTGTTAAGTGGACACAAGCAAAGGAAAGTGAAACACGTCCAGCACGTGTAAATGTAGTACCATATGGAGCGTTCCCTGCTGGTAGTTTTTACAAAGTTTTTGTTACATGCACAGGGAACGATGAAGCACCAATATGGGAGGACGCAACACAGGCAACTCTTTCAAACCTAGCGCACGTATTCAGAACAGAAAAAAAACAGGCGCAAACATGGGGTATAAATGTTCATGTTGTTGTACATCGTGGAAACAGCTTATCATACGACCCATGCCACTTGAGCGGTGTTAGAATTCAGTGGCAATAAACAACACGTCGCCACACACACCATACGGCACGCACAGCGTGCGTTGGAGCGTTAAGGTATACAATGACACCCAATGGCTTAATGCCCCCCTCTACGTGTCGTATATAGTGTATATTTAGAAAGGTTGATATTATGTCTATAACTTTAAACAGATTAACAAAAGGGCAACCTGATTGGCATATTCCGTTAAATGAGAACGCCCAAACGATTGAGGAAGCTTTTGGCGGAACAGGCATGATAATCCCCCATCATGAACACGACGCAGTGGACGTAGTTACTGGGGTGTTTTCTCCTGAATTACTTCCAGCAGCCTCGACTGCTAATTCTGGTATTGTACAACTAAACAACACAGTAACAGAGGCTGACGCCACGCAAGCACTAAGCGTCGCAGGAGGCAACAGCATATACACAGCAATGACAACACAGTTCGCAGGATACCACAAATTGCTTTGGAATGGTAGCTGGACAACCGGGGCTATAGTTGTACCATCTATAAGCAAATACGGAAGTATTATTTTGTCAGCACAAGCACATGGAACACTAATACAAGCCTATATTTACGGTGTTCAGGTTCGTGGCGTTGGTGGTTACAGCACGACAGTTCCCACAGCATTAACTTACCAATTTACTGGAACATTTGATGCAGTTACAGACACCCTTACAATGGTAATTGCAAACAACACAACACACACCGCACCAGGAAGCCACAGCAATTCATCACAATTAACAATTACAAATATTTGGGGTGAAGTGCCTAGAACTATGCTATCCCCATTATAACAAAATATGGAGGGCTAACAAAATGCAATTACAAATTATTAATGGCTATATAACTGGATACTCTACACAAGGAGGGTTCAAAGACGGTATCACTGTTGTGGACTCATTCATTGATCTTCTCGACAACGAAGATCAAACAGGATATTTATTATACATTGATGAGAACACAAAACCAATATATGACAAAGCAAAACACGACACAGCAAAAACAAAGCAACTTGAAGAAGAAATAAGAATAAGACGAACCGTTGAATGCTTTGTTGTTACAGATAGGGGCAAGTTATGGTATGACAGCATAACGCAACAACAGTTGCAAGAGTTGAAAACATGGCATACAGCATGGCTTGCAGCACCAGAAACGAAAATTATCCCACCATTACCCACATTCCTTGTTAATCGGGTGTAACGTAAAAGAAATAATTTTAGTATCTATCATTGGTAATAAATTATCGTTTTGATAATTCCGTCATGCACGGAGGCGACCCAATGAAACGCAAAAAGCAATATACAAACAAAAACAAAAGAAAACAGATGCCTACCTCATTTGACATTTGGAAGGTAATTTTTACAATTGTCGGAGGTATTACAGCGATAATTGTATTGTTTATAACCGTAACCGTCGTAGTTAAGCCATATTATGAGATGCAAACAAGCATTAGTGAACTAACTAAGGCGTTGCATGAAAATAAGGAAACAATCGACAAAAGTCACGAAGAGCTTGATGAAATGAAAAATGATATCTCTATTATAACTAGAGCGGTTCATATACTTTTGTTAAGTTCCGAAGTTGACGAATCAAGCAAGGACGAAATAAAAAAAGCATTGGAATCTTTCGAAAATGATGTGGTGTATGGAGCTAACACAACAGCAGACAGCGGAAATTATGACGGTGACTATACACAAGAATCAATACAAGAGATAACACAAAGAACGCTTGACGCACTTTCAGAAATAAGTAAATAAAAATCAATGGGCGACGTAATGTCGCCCTACTTTTATTTTATATCATACTTTTCAATAAATCTTTCCCAATCTGATTCTTCTATTCCACAAAGCATAAAACACCAATCAGAAGCGAAAAATCTTTTTAACTCACTTTCATATTTTCCCTTCAAATCAGACTTCTTAACCCTATGTAACGTAATAAAATCTATTGCAGCTTGTTCAGCGATAGCAAAACCAAGTTCTTCATATTCACTTCTATTTTTAGAATTTGTTCCATTGTCATTTAAAAACACTTTCATAACTTCCTCACTGTGCAATCTTGTTTGCTTATTGTTGTAATGTTTTGTTTGATTGGTATATTTACAGTATAACACACAAAACCCTACACTGTGTTAATAATGTATGAACATTTATTTCCTTCTTACTTTTGTTAGCATGATATAACGCCACTTAGGCTCTGTTTGCAAGGTGTGCAACGTTGCATTAATTCACCTATTGACAGAGGATAAGTGACGTTACATTATGCGTTACGGCTATTCACAAAGTAAAGAATTAACTTTTGCTTTATCCACATCACACAAGGCAGGATATTTTTTAGATATTATAAACTCTCCTGTTTCTTCTTGTATAACAAGCGCTACCTTGCGACATCCTTTAACAAAGTAGTATATTGGTTTTTTGTTCCACTTAGTAACATCTCCACGTTCTATCAGTTTTCTTGCTTTGTCCGTCATTATCTTATTGTCATTCTGTTCTTTTTCGACAATTGCCTCTAGTGTTGCTATTTTCTTTTTGTCTGATGAAATACTGCTACTTGCTGACCCATTTTGTTGTTTGTTTTGAACCCTTTCTTTTAGGCTTTCGATATTTTGTACACTAGTTTGTAAACCACAACTTGCCGTTAATCCGTTGTCTTTTTTAGATTGATTATCCTTTATGCACTCGATGCGTTCCTCTTGCTTTTCTATCTCATCAAGTTTATTGAATATTCTTTTATCATTGCTATCGCACTTTTTGAGCCAAGCACCCCTCCTCTTTTGTCGTTCATTGGTTGCCCATTCGCTTTCCTCACCTGATCCATCGCCTTTTTTGTGAGTTCGTCACGTTCTTTTACCAGTCTTATGAGTTTTCCCTCTGATAATTCTAATCTTGTAGCCATTTGTTTAACCTCCTTTAAAATAATGTTTGTGGTTGTTTGATTGGTATGTTTATATTATAGCACGCCATAGCCTTTAATGTGTGAACAGAACGTAAACATTTATTAATGTTCTCTGTTGTGCAATGCGTTCTAATGCGTTCTAATGCGTTCTAATGCGTTCTAATGCGTTCTAATGCTTAGGCATACAATTACAAGGCTAACACACTACAACGGTGTTCACTTGCATTACAGGCGCATTGTAGGCGATGCATAGTGCGTTGGTAATTGTTTTGTTGCATGTATGTAAATATATTTTTAATTACATAGTTGACAAAACCATTCTAATGGTATATAATAGGTATAACAAAGATATTACACGTGATGGGGCGAGCGAACCGACCTCTAGCGTATATCACAAAACAATTAAATAATAGTGTCATCCTGCACCCGTATATATGGACACTTTAATAAATCGGGTAGGTTCTTCCAGCCGACGCATAAAATGGAACGGCGGGTATACACATCCTCTTTGTGTGTCCTGTTCGTCAACCGCTAAACGTGACGCGGTATATAAATCATCGTGGGGGATTCCTGATGTGGGGATCTATTAGCACAGTGATAAGCACTGTATAGCATGCTGGGCAGGAAAGTATGCGATAGTAGATTGAGGTTCTGTATTGCTTGAGGCGGCTCATATACGAATGTATATAAACCGTGTTTTACAGTTATCTTTACAAAGAAAATGCACTATAACCACTCTTTGTAGGGGTAACTGTATGCAAAAGGCTCTCATGCCGAATGCACATACTTAAAAACAAACAAAAGAATAAGTAAAATATTAAATATTGTTTTATATGATATATTATATTATAGTGTATCCATACGAACAAATTATCAGATGATAAATGTAGGAGGTGTGATCTTCGTGACACATAAACCATATAATGCGCTTGAAGTAGCAAATTATATCTTGAAGTATTGCACAAATAAAAATAATCCGATTAGTAATCTCAAGTTACAAAAAATCCTATATTTTTCGTGGATAGACTATTACACATGAAAAGCGGGGCATGGGACGACGTATATCGAGACGGCGATGGGTTAAGGCACAGAATTCCATTTGAAGCCATAAAACGCTTGGAGTGTGGGATATGTGTGTAAAGATTATCAATTACGAGCTTTGTTATATTAAACTGTTTCTATTTAGGGGGTTTATTTATGTGTAAAACTATTATACGAAGTTATGGAGCATATTCTCCAAAACAACATGGTACACCATGGGTTGCAGAGGTTGACATACTTGGTAATATCATCTTTGGGGGTGAATCACAAAAAAAAGTTGGCAAGTACTCTGGCGGATATGCAACAGGAAACAAAGGAGATTTGATTATATACAACCCAAAGGATGGCAAAGTGTACGCATATGGCAGAAAGAACTACACACGCACAGAAAAGCCACAAGCAAAGTCAAAAGACGTATACTTTGTTATATATCTTAATGGGGTGTTCAAGCCTTGTGATAAGCTTGGGATGATTCTTGACGTTTGGGGGTTAGACACAAGAAACAAAAAAGAGTATAGTAAAATTATTTTGTAATTAAAAAGCAATGGCATAAACTTTTACAATTTGTTGTTATTATTTACACCTTGTTTACAACCTCAATAAATTGTTATTTTACGCCAGTTATGTTGCGAGAACGCACAAAAATCAAGATATACAAGAAAATACATGTCAAAAATACAAAAAGCAATGAAACTATAGCAATTTACAAAGGAAATATCTTCCTTGTTTTTTGGGTGCATATATGGTATAATATAGGTGGCTAGTAAAAACAAGTTAGGCATATATATCTAGCCTATTATATGCTACACTGTACAGGAGGTTATATATTGGAACATATTAGCAATGAAACTGAAAGCGTATTCCTTGGACAATCTGGAGGACGTGGTGGCTATGGTGGCGGATTTGGTGGCGGATTTGGTGGCGGTGGTGGTATTTGGGATATCTTAGCTTTAGGAATGGTTTCAAATGGTGATCTTTTTGGAGGTCGCAGACGTGATGACAACTGTTGTTGCGCACCAGCTACACAAGAGGGCGTATGCAATGTAGACAAGGACGTTCTTTCAACAGCAAACCAAACACAGCATGAAATTTGCGAGATGGGGCACGCAATTACCGCAACGATTACTGCTGGTAATGCAGACATTGGGGACAAAGTGACAGGTGGATTTTATAATATTAATGACAAGTTAACAACACTAGCCTATGCACAACAGGCAACAGCAAAGGACACACAAACGCTGATTGTTGAAAAGTTCGCAGCATTGGAAAGCAAACAGCTTGCAGCTGCTAATTGCGCACTTGAGGCAGAAGTAAACAGATATAAAACTATCGAGGCACTTGCTTGCAACTCTTGCAACCGTGGTGGACATGGGGGGAAGTAACGAGCGGGAGTGCTACATGCATTGACAAAACGCCCGCAAGTCAATCCAGCGATGACATAACGCAGAAAGCAAAGACAAAAGACAAGACAAAATCTAACTAGGTAATTAGCAAATACTACACGCAACCACTACTGCGATCATGTGTAGTATTTGCTTTTTATTGTGTTGAACTGTTTACATTCTGTTCACACACTTTCAAAAGAATTTGTGTATAATAAAAATATACCAAACAAACAAACCAAACATTATTTTAAAGGAGATTAAACAAATGAAAAAGACAGAACTTTATTATGTCGATGACAATAACAATCGTTTTTCAAAAAAACGATTTACAGAAGAGGTTGCGATATCAATGGCAAGTTCTCTGATAAATTGCACAGATTGCACAGATTGCACAGATTGCACAGATTGCACAGATTGCAAATATTGCGAAAATTGTTTTAATTGTACAGATTGTATAGATTGCGCCTTTAGTGTGAAGTGTAGAAGTTGTGAGAGTTGTTTGAACTGTGACCAATATAAAAATTGTTGTTTTTGCGCTTGTTGCAAAGATTGTGCGTGTTGTAAAAATTGCCTTAGTTGCACAAAATGCAAAGAGTGTGAAGAGTGCAAAGAATGCAAATATTGCAAATATTGCGAAGATTGCGAAGCTTGCAAATGTTGTGTAAATTGAGAAGATTGAGAATAAGATAAAAACAGAATCTAACATAAAAGGAGGACAGGGTGATGCTGCCTTGTTTCCATATAAAGAAATGGTGACGCCGTGAAAACAGCAAATGGGTTCTATGTTGGCGATAATAACAACCGATTTTCAATTGATCGATTTACCGATGAGCAAGTCAATACATTTTCGAAAACCCTCATAAACTGCACAGATTGCAATATGGGTAATGGGTGTAAATGTTCTGAAAAGATAGTTGAACAACATACTTTTAAGCATGATTTGGGAAAGGCACAGCCAACTCTTGTTCCTGTTCAGGGGATACTTGACGTATCTGAAGTACGGGCGTATGGCATAAAAAAATATAATGGGGCTGATGGGTGGAAAAAAGTCGAACCATCTCGATATGTTGACGCACTATATAGGCACTTATTAGAAATGGTAGGTGATATGCATAGCAAGGATAAAGAAAGTGGCCTAGAACACTATAAGCATGTTGCGTGTAATGCGATGTTTTTGTGTGAACTTCTGAAGAGTTATGATTAACGCTATTATTTATCAATAGACAACAAATAATCAACAAAAGAAAGTGAGAAATATTATGAAAAAGAAAATCAGTGTAATTCTGCTAGTTGGAACGCTAATGCTTACATCATGTGCTGTTGCAGTAGGGGACAAAGATAGCACAAGTGACGTAAGCGAACAGAGTCAAGATGAGTCGGCAACTGATGTAGTAACTATGCCAGCTCCTGTTGTTGAGTCTGAGTCTGAATCTGAAACGGAGCAGTTTGTTCCAACTTTTGGCGATAGTTTTGGTTTTGATGGGTTTAATGTATCTATTGGTAATGAACTTGATGAATTCAAGATAGTTGATAATCAATTTTCGGAACATGATGGCAAAAATATTGTTGTATTGCCGATAACTGTTACAAACGTTTCTAACGATATCAGGCTTTTTAATTCTATGTATATGACTATATATGCGCCAGACGGAACACAAACAAAGCATTTTGGAATTCTTTTCATGGCTGATGACGTTTTCGGGGTTGGCAAGATGATGGCAGGAGGAACAGCAACAACAAGCATTCATTTTGAATATAAGGGTGACGGTGATTATTTCATTGAATTTAACAACATGAATGTTTCGGGGATTGCCAAAATACCAGTTAAAAAAGAAAGTGTGTAATTTATGAGAGTTTTAAGTTTATTTGATGGGATAGGTTGTGCAAGAATTGCACTTGATCGTGCGGGTATCCATGTTCACAAATATTATTCAAGTGAAATTGATAAAAATGCAATTAAAATATTGAATAATAATTATTCTGATATAATCAATTTGGGAAGTGTTACAGAAATCACAGAGGAACAATTAAAAGAGATAGGCGATATTGATTTGTTGATTGGTGGAAGCCCTTGTCAGGATCTAAGCAGGATGAAAGCAGAAAAGGGCAAGGGGCTTGATGGCGACAAAAGCAGTCTATATTATGAATATCTTAGGGTGCTTAATTTTGTTAAGCCAAAGTATTTTATATTAGAAAATGTAATGATGAAAAGAGAATGGGAAGACGGAATAACTAATGATCTAGGTGTTGAATCAATAAAGATCGATTCATCGTTGGTGTGCGCTGCTCACAGGAGGCGCAACTACTGGACAAATATAAAAGGAGTAGAACAGCCACAGGACAAAGGATTATTGTTGATTGATATTCTTGAAGAAGCACAAAACGTTCCTTTGAAATATTGGTTGAATGTTGATTTTGAATATAAAGGGGATGATGCAAAAATCCAGTGTATTCTTAAAAAAGATTCATGGTTTAGGATGCTAAAGGAGGTACATAATGTAAAAAGCAAATGCAATACGTTATTATGCTCTGTTGGAGGATGCTCACAGCGAAAGGTGTATCAAGATGGGCAATGTAGAAAACTAATGCCAATGGAGTATGAGAGGTTGCAGACTGTCCCAGATGGGTATACTTACGGTGTTGCAGACACACACAGATACAAGGCGCTTGGAAATGGTTTTACAGTTGATGTAATTGCACATATTCTTAGTTTTATTTTGTAAATATGTTAAAGTATTTGATTTTTATTCATACTTTGCAGGTCGTTTCACAGTATAAGCACAAGCAATACTGCAGTCATTCAAATTATTTGTTAAATATGAAAGTTGGTAAACAGAATGAAAAATTGTGAACTTTGTGGTTGTTCTGGATTTTGGATAGATGTTGATTACGAGTTGCCAGAGCCAAAACAAATAGTAAAAGTTTTGATACAACATGAAAATTCTTTTGCATTGACGCAGCAGAAAGCTTATGTTGTTTATGTTAGAGAAAACGGGTATAGTTATATTGCGCATTGGCAGAACTATAGCAATGCGTTAGCACTTGAAAAAGAAAAAGCAGTTCGGTATTGGTGGCTTGATGCAAGTGTTGGAGGGTGAAAACTGTTGAAACAATTAATATCTTTTTTTCATAAGGATCATCACAAGATGGCAGAAAAACAAGCGAATGAGTGGTTGCGCAGAAATTGTTTAAAGGTTTTGGTTGTTTCTGTTGATGTAAGTGTTATAGATAAAACAATTACTATTGTTTATGAAGTTCCAGAAGTGATGGCGGCTGTTAGTAAAAACTTTGTTTAATTTGTTTACATTGTGTTCACACATCAAGCGATGAAATTGTGTATACTATAAATATACCAATCAAACAAAACACCGTGGCAGACGATATAAAAGTACATTATGGTAAATGATGCATTTGCGGTGGTATCGGAATAAAGCTGGGAACACGATACAAATTATTTTAAAGGAGTGTTTTATAATGTTTAAAAAAACAAAACAGCAAAAGCAACCTAAAAGGACAAAAAACAGAAATGCAATACATGAATGGCTAAAAAGAGAGGGAGGTAAAATAAAATGACAATACAACAATGTGAAGAGTTCGAACAAGTCGCAAGAGAATATTATTCATTCCACACAAAAGCAAAGGCAGATATAAAAAAGATTGAACAAGACTTGAAAGGCAAGGCAGATAAGTTGCAAGACTTGTTGAAGACGTGTGAAAACAAAAAGCATACTGATGAGAATATGGGCTTTTCACTTAAACTTGTTGAGCCACAAAAGCCAGTGTTTGATGTTGAAAAGCTTGAGCAAGCAATACCTGTTAATATTTCAAAAGTAGTTGTCAAAAAGAAGTTTGCTGTCACAAATGAAACTTATTTTGTAGCACTTATGAAACGATTTGGAGTAAGCTCGGATGAACTTAAGCTATGTTTGTCATTAGAAAAGACAGTTGATAAT